AAAGGGACGGAGCCCTTGGCATAACCCTCGCAAAGTGGTAATGGCACAACTTACGGCACCGCCATCGCACTATCCGGCAACTTCGCCAGGATCAAACAAGCCAAACCACTTTCGCCGCGTTTTTGCGAAGGTGAATCGAAATACAACTTGCCCATGTGGCAGCGGGTCTAAATTCAAGGCTTGCTGCAAAACGGAAGGCGAACTGTTTAACAAGCTCCAGCGGATCAGCAGGGAGCAAGCTGGCGAAAAGGAAATGGCACAAACAATGTAGTTTATGGCAAATGGGAAAGAGATAACCAAAATAAGCGATCTAATCCAAGACGCGAACAACTACAACAATGGAAATAAGGCAGGCGCAAAGCTGATTAAAAAGTCCATTGCTCGAAATGGATTTGGCCGTTCTGTTTTAGCTGACAAGAACGGCAAGCTAATTGCTGGGAACAAGGCCACAGAGGGCTCAATAGCCGCCGGGGATAAAGATGAGGATATAATCGTTGTCAAGACGGACGGTAAAAAGTTGGTTGTTGTCCAGCGTACTGATATTGACCTGGATACGCGAAAAGGTAAGGAGATGGCGCTTGCCGACAATGCAACTGCGAAAGTGAATCTTGAATGGGATTACGAAGCGCTTGAAAGCGATTGGAGCTCGGATGAGCTTGAAAGCTGGGGGATTGAATCACAGGAAACGAACGAGGTCAAAAAGCAAAAGCCAAAGAAGCCTCAAGCGGAATATACCATCGTTTTAAACTATTCTGCGGATGAATACGATTTGGTTATTGAGGCATTGAATAGCATTGCGTCAACCCCGGAACAAGCAATTATTGATCTTATTGGGAAATAATAATTTCCCGTAAATATCCCGTATTATGGCAAAAATGAGAGAAGGAAGGAATGGGGGTAGTTTAAAGTCAGGCGGCACAAATCCAGGGGCGGGCCGCCCAAGAAAGCTGCCAGCGATAAACGACCTAATTGCCGACGTTTTGAGCGAGGAAAAGGACGGGCTGACGGCTGCTGAGGCAATTCTAAAGAAGCTCCGACAGATGGCCGCAAGTGGCAACCTTAAAGCCGCTGAAATGCTTTTAGACCGGGCATACGGCAAGCCCAAATCAAGTACTGATATTACCACCAACGGCAAAGAAATAATGCGCGGCCCGCTTGCAGATCTTCCGGTTGAAGACCAAGCAGATATTTTAAGGAAACTTATCAAAGCGGATGCTGACACATGAGCATATTATCCAAGCCAAAATCGACTGCTTTAAGGCCGGAATTTACGATGTTTTAGACCTGAGCGAAAAGCAAATATTGGCGCTTTCGGTATTGTCGGACGGCGAAACAGACGAGCTACTTTTTGGCGGCGCGGCGGGTGGTGGTAAATCTTGGATTGGCTGCGAGTGGCTTTTGTGGTCTTCATTGGCCTATCCAGGTACACGCAGGTTTGTTGGCCGCCACCACCTGAAAGAGATTCGAGCAAGTACGATGGTCACTTTTCGGAAGGTGTGCAAGAAACACAACATCCCCAAAGATTGGTGGTACTACAACGAGCAAGAGGTTTATGTGCGGTTTAAGTGCGGCTCTGAAATTATCGGAATAGAAATGATGCAAAAGCCAAGCGACCCGGAATTTGACGGTTTTGGCTCCACGGAATTTACAGACGGCTGGATTGAGGAAGGCGGTGGGGTTTCGGCAAAGGCACGGGAAATCGCTGGGACCAGGGTAGGACGCCACATGAATGACGAATATGGGCTACGCGGTAGAATGCTGATTACTGGAAACCCGTCACGGAACTGGATGTACACGGACTTTTTTAAGCCAAGCAAATCCGGCGTACTTCCCGAAAATAGAAAGTTTATCCAGGCGCTTGCGGATGAAAACCGGAAAAGGGAGAAAGGTTACATTGAGCGTTTGGATAGTTTGACCGGGCAAACAAGGCAGCGGCTTCGATTTGGTAATTGGGAGTTTATAGACGACCCGGATCAAATCATTGAATCAGCCGCGATTTCAGATATTTTTGAAAATATCCATGTTGTGCCCGATGAAAACAGAAAGTGTTTGGTTGCCGATATTGCCTTGCACGGATCGGATTTATACCGGGCGGCGGTGTTTTACGGCAACGTACTTGTTGAACATATCAGCATGGAGAAAAGCGGCGGCGCTGAGGTTTTAAACCGCATCCAAGAGCTTCGGATGAAGCACGGAATTAGGGCAAGCGCGATTATTTACGATAGTGACGGGGTAGGTGGATTCATTGGGGGTATTGGCGGCTTTATACCGGGCGCAAAAGCGTTCCATGCCAGATCCGCCCCTATAAAAAGCGACAAGAACAAAGAAAATGAAAAAGCGCGTACATTTGCTACATTAAAGGATCAATGCGGGTATATGCTTGCGGATGACATAAACGAGGGAAAGGTGTACGCGAAGGCCGTAATTGAACCGAATGACGTAGAAAAGTTGACAGAGGAGCTTGCCTGGATTAAAAAAGTAGATACGGGAGATAGGCCGCTTGAGCTTTTACCGAAACCAAAAATTAGGCAGGCGCTTGGCAGAAGCCCCGATTTTTCCGACTTGTTCCTGATGAAAAAGCTATACGACCTGCTTCAAATGTCAAAGCCAAAAACTTCATATTCATCTTACTCAGCATAAAAATGACTGTAAAATCTCTTTCCGAAATCATGCAGCCCGATAAGGTTGGTTCAACCGCCGGGTGCGAAACTTGCGGCAATGACACGAAAACCACCGTCACGCGGGTAGCGCTTGAAACTCTTGAAAAGCTGTCTGGCAAAAAGCCAGCGCCAACGGCACAACCCGCACAGGCGGCGACCGTAGCCCCCGCAAAAACGCCACAGGTCAACCAGCCGCAAGGCAACCAACCAAACCGCCAAGCAGAAAAAAAGAATGGTTGAACTTAGCCTAGATTCCGGTCACATTGTACGCCTGCCTTTGACGGTTGACGATTGCCCCGCAAGCGCGTGGTTTCAAATGTCAGCTTTTGAAAGGGAGCTAGATTTAAAGGGGGCCGAATGCGAGCCCGCCGATTTTATGCTTTACATTGGCAAGGCCGTAGCCGCGCTTGTGGAATTACCGGATACCATACCATTTGGACTGCCAGTAAAGGCGCTCAAAAAAAAGGAATGGACTTTGGAGCCGGAATTTATTGCCAGCGTAAAGGGAAAAGGCGTAGATACTGTGGAGCTTACCGTCCTAAACATCTACCGCCATTTTCTGTGGGTATCAAGGGCTTGCGAGCTTTCAAAGTTCCCGATTGAATACGATGGAAGCCTTTGGGACATTACGCCAAACCTGAAAAACTTGGCCTATGAAGGAGAGTTCACAGCACAGGAAACGGTCGAAGTGCTACGGCTCCAGGATATGTTTGAGGCAGAGCTTTCTAAGGCACGGGAAAAGGAGTTTGATTTTACGGCCATTGCCGCGTCTGACTACGGATTGACAAAGTACCAGGTGGCTTTGCTGCTTCGCCCGCTTGACGAAAACGGACGCATTGAGGCTTTGCCAGTTGGGGAACAAGCAATTGAGCGGTATATAAACGAGCGAGTTTTGGAGCTTGAAAACTTGCCGTATTCGGTGATCCTATCGGTACGCTTTTTTTTTCTAAGCACGTTAACAGCTCTGTCTGTTCTCGAATCGGTGAAAAAGAGCTTAGAGGAGCATTAGAATACGCCCCCTATTGGGTAGGGATTGAGCGACCAGGGCAATACGACGGCATGGAGCAAAAGGATATTGACCGAATGAAACGCCTTTCAAAAAAGAGGGGCGAACAAATCACAAAGCTCATTGGGTGGCGGTATGTTTACAGCGACATTCAAGCCTGCGGATACTTCGGGAAAACCTTGCAAGAGGTGTACAATGTCGGATTTCAAACAGCAGTACACGCAATGAACGTTAAACTTGTAACAGGTAACTAAAATGCCAGTAATACCCTTCCTTTTCCCAGATGAGCCATGCGGCGGCGACAAATCAAAACCTAAAACCATGAAAAATGACATGATTTTTATTGCGGCCCCTTCCATATCAGGAAGCACCCAGGAAAGACGGCCCTCAGAACTTGCCATTGAAATGATTGACTCGGTTGTTGGCGGTATCGGGGGTACTTTGATTGTTAGCGGGCAAACCTATGAGTACCTAATCGCAAACAGCCCTGAAGTTTTTGATTACGCCGAAAGCAAAGGCGTTAAAATTGAAAGATTGCCATGCTAAGCGAGATCCTATACCCCGCCATAATTCGCCTTATCCGGGCCTTTCCACCTGGATACGCAAGCCGCCCAAATTCTTTTGGCGCGGTTTACACGTTTAAGGACATTGACAGCGACAACCTTAACGCCTCGATGAAGGACGGGCGCATTGGCCATTATTGGGGGCGAAAATGGGAGGCAAGCGGCAAAGATTCGAGCCAAATCCAGTACGAAAATGCGCTGATTTTTATTCGAAAAGAATCGGTCACGTTTTCGGAAGTTACAAAGCGCGTTGGAACCAAGATTTGCCAAAGCCTTGAAATCGGTATTGCGTCGCTACCTGAGTGCGAAGGCTGCCAGACGGCGCGAAGTGACAACCAAATTGAAATTGACAACGCGGTTGTGTTGAATGAGATCGTTTGGGAGCTGAGCCGGATTGAGCCGTTCCTTTTGGACATACCCACAAACCTTGGCGGCGTTGGCGTTTCTACGTATTGGCTCACCCCATCGGAGGTTGCTTACTTGAAAACGCAGGGCGTGATCTTTCCAACCTTCAAAAATTGCACGGCGTTTTTGTCGGTCAAAAAAACCACGGACGCATTCACCTCGTTTGAATACGGAACCGCTGGAATGATTATAACCACCACACGGCTCCAGGTTTGTTGGTGTGAAAGCACGAACGTGGCCTATGACTTTGCGGTGAATGAGTTTAACCAAGCGGCCTTTACGGCCTGCGAAACCTGTTAAAATTATGATCGAACTTTATGAGGCGGTAAAAAACCTACTTGCTCAAAAAGAAACATACTTTGATCGCCACCCCGAGGCGGTTCCAGTAGTTGAATCAATTGAAGATCCCGAATACGACGCGGCTTGGGATAGGCTTGAAAACGCGTTTAAAAATATGGCGGTTGGCGAAATCAAGTATAGCCTAATTGACCCTAAAATGGTAGTAGACGGCGAGTATAAAGGGACTTTGGTTGACCGGGATAAGCTATGGAAGCCAGTTGGCGGCATTGTTTCACACTCATAATCTGGTTTTAAATGCAAGTAAAAACCAAAAAGTACCCAAAACATTGGTTCTTGAAAGTTAGGCGAAGGTTTAAAGAGTCGCTTTCAATCCAGTATAAAATGCAATCGGAATCCGATAAAAGAGTTTTTGGAAGTATGGGAAAAGTTGGGGATACAATTAGCCTCCCGATACTTTTAGACGAAATTAAAAATGGCCCAACTAATTGACACCGTCCGCAACATTATCCGTAACCGCTTCGAGCAAGAGCTTAAAGCGATAATCCAGGATTTGAAGGACGAACTAAACCAGCAGGGCCACCGGGCAACGGGTTCACTTGAAAATTCATTTGAGGCCGAAATAAAGGACAGCGACAAAGACGGGCTTTTTGGGACTATTTTTGGAAATGATTATTGGCAGGCGGTGGACACAGGGGTAAGTGCGTCCCGTATCCCATACAGCCCAGGCAAAGGCAGGGGTGGAACATCCAAATACATTCAGGCACTTATTGAGTGGGCGGCGGTAGTTAAGCCTGAGCTCAGCGACAAGGAAAGAAAGGGTTTTGTTTTTGCGGTGGCCACGGTTGCCAGCCGCGAAGGAAATCCAACCAGGGGCGCGTATTCTTTTTCCAGAAATGGGGAGCGCAAAAACTTTGTTCAAAGAACACTGGACAAACACATAAACAATTTGGCTACAAAATTAAACGGTGGAAACCTTGCCGATAAAATTGCAGCCGAAATATTAAAAGCCGCGTAATGGCCACACAGTCCGCAATCATAAAGATCGACCTGCAACTTGAAGGCGGGCAAAAAGTAGCTCTTTCGGTAACAAACCTCAAAGAGCTAAAGGCGGCTATCAAGCAGATCAATGACACGCGCATCACATTTGACCCGCGTTCCCCTCAATTTGCCGCCGCATCCAATCAACTTAAAACCTTACAGGGGCTTTACAAGGGGCTTGCCAAGGATGCAGACAGCGCTGAGGTGCAGATCAACCAAGCCAACGCCGCGCTAAACGAGCAACCCAAAGCGATTGGGTACTACCGACAGCTCCAGGCGCAATTGGTCACGCTGAAAAATCAGTTTAAGGATCTAAGCGAAACCGAGGCAAAAGGCAAATTAGGCCAAAACCTTGCGGGGCAAATCAACGGAATTTCCACAAAACTAAAACAGCAAGACGCGCTAATTGGTGACTTCCAGCGCAACGTCGGAAATTACAAAAGCGCCATTGGGGGGATAGGCAGCGCATTGGCTCCAAATCTTGTTGCGGGTGGTGGTATTGTGTTGGGCGTTTCATTGGTTAAGGACGCGATGGTTGCGGGTGTAAACCAGGCAATTGCGTACGAAAAAGCATTAGACAGCCTTTCGGCGCTTACGGGCCTTGAGGGCGCGGCACTTGACAACTTGGACCAATTGGCACGGTCGCTTCAAACCATTGATGTTGAAGGTAGCAAGATTGTAAACACCGGGCCTGAAATTCTAAACGCTTTAAAAATTGTGGGCGGTGCGCG